TATATGTCTATTCAGGCATATCTTCTGCACCATAAATATCTGTGGGGTAATATATCTTAAATGGCAAAACCAGCAAGCAAAAACGAATTAAAGCAATATTGTTTAAGGCAATTGGGTGCTCCTGTGTTGGAGATCAATGTTGCCGATGAACAAATTGATGACTTGATGGATGATGCTCTCCAGTATTTTCAGGAGAGACATTTTGATGGCGTTGAGAGAATGTATTTAAAATACAAAATTAGTCAGGCAGATATTGATAGAGGGAAAGCAGGAATTAGTGATACTGGGGTAGGAATTGTAACCACAACAGCCACATCTACTAACGTGCCTGGTTACGGAGAAGTTACTTCTAATTGGTATGAAAGTTCTAATTTTATCCAAATTCCTGATTCGGTAATTGGAGTAGAAAAGATTTTTAAGTTTAATAGTAGCACCATATCTGGTGGAATGTTTAGTATTAAATATCAATTGTTTCTGAATGATTTGTATCAATTCAGTTCTCTTGATTTACTTCAATATTCAATGGTAAAAAGTTATTTGTCTGATATTGATCGTTTGTTAACTACGGATAAACAAATAAGATTTAATCAGAGACAAGATAGATTGTATTTGGATATTGATTGGGGTGCTGAATCAGTAGATAATGTATTAGTTTTAGAATGCTTTAGAATTTTAGATCCAAATACATTTACTGGTGTTTATAATGACTCATTCCTAAAGAGATATCTGACTGCTCTTATTAAAAGACAGTGGGGACAGAATTTAATTAAATTTACTGGAGTTAAATTACCTGGTGGAATTGAGTTGAATGGAAGACAAATATATGATGATGCCCAAGTTGAACTTGATAAGATTCAAGAACTAATGTCCAATACTTATGAAATTCCTCCACTTGATATGATAGGTTAAGAATATGGTACTTAACCCCTATTTCACTCAAGGAACTAATTCAGAGCAGAATCTTGTTCAAGATCTAATCAATGAACAATTGAGGACATATGGTGTTGAAATATTTTATTTACCAAGAAAGTATGTAGATGAGAAAACTGTTATAAGAGAGGTTGTTAAATCTAAATTTGATCTTGCATTGCCTTTAGAAGCATATGTAGATAATTATGATGAGTATTCTGGTGCTGGTAATTTATTAAGCAAGTTTGGTATTCAATCTCAAGATGAGGTTAGATTAGTTATTTCAAGAGAAAGGTTTGAAAATTATATCTCACCTTTAATAGAGGATCAGGCAAATATTAAACTTTCTACAAGACCCAAGACTGGAGACTTGATATGGTTTCCGCTTGATGATCGTCTTTATGAAATAAAAGATATTGAATATGCAAAACCATATTATCAGTTACAAGACTTGTATACATATGAACTCACTTGTGAACTATTCAGACTTGAGGATGAAGTTATTTCTACTGGTGTTGATGATATTGATGATAATTTAGTTGGTGATGATGTTGGTGATGGTCTGACTGAAGATGGTATCAGTACAATACAAGGAATAACACAGACTCTAACATTAATTGGTGCAGGGTCTACTGCAACTGCAATAACAGGTATTGTAACTTCTGGTGCTATTAGATACATTACTATAGGTGATAGGGGTGGTGGATATCTAACACCACCTGTTGTTGCTATATCTTCTGCACCTTCGGGAGGCACGACTGGTATTGCAACTGTTAGAATGATTGGTGGAATCAATGTATGTAACTTAAATGCTAATCCAAGTGCTCAATCAGTTCAGCATGTTGATTTATCTAATGCTGGTGCTGGATATACTGTAGCACCGAAGATTGCCTTTATCAGTGCTACTGGTACAGGTGCTACTGCTGTAAGTACTATTGGTGATGGAACTATTGGTATAGTTACTGTTTCGTCAGGTGGTGGTGGATATACAACATCTCCAACAATTAACTTTACTAATGAAGTATTTAAATCAGGTGTTACTACAGTTTCTGCTGCTGCTACCGCAGTCGTAAGTTCTGCTGGAGAGATTACTGCTATTAATATAACTAACTCTGGTTTAGGATACAGCACTGCACCTACAATTAGTATTTCTGATCCTGGTGCAAGTGGAACTGGTGAATTTGCATTCAATGAAGTAATAACTGGTGGTACAAGTGGAACTACTGCAAGAGTAAGAGTTTGGAACTCTAGTACCAATGTTCTAGAGGTTGCTTCTGTTGTTGGTACATTTGTTACTGGAGAAACTTTAACTGGTGGAACATCAGGTGCTACTCATGTTATAAGACTCATTAGTACTGAACCAGATAATGACGAATATGCAGATAATTTAAATATAGAAAACGAAGCAGATGATATTTTGGACTTCACTGAACGGAATCCATTCGGTATTCCCTAAATAATAGTTAACCCCTATAAAATAAAATGTTTGAGTACTTTTACAACGAGATCTTTAGGAGAACAATAATCTCTTTCGGAACCTTGTTTAATAACATTTCTATTAAACAAGATGGTGGATCTTTGAAGGTTCCATTGGCATATGGACCTACCCAAAAGTTTTTAGCAAGAATTGAGCAATCACCAGATTTAAATAAACCATTTGCCATCACTTTACCAAGGATGTCATTTGAGTTTACAGGTTTAACTTACGATTCTTCAAGAAAAGTTACTACTACTCAACAGTTTACTGTAAAGGATCCTAATTCAGAATCCGATACTAAAAAGTCATATATGCCTGTTCCATATAATATGCAATTTGAACTTGCTATTATGTGTAAATTGAATGATGATGCACTTCAGATTGTAGAACAAATATTACCATATTTTCAACCATCATATAACCTCACAGTTAATTTGGTTTCAGCATTAAACGAGAAGAGAGATATTCCAATTATACTTGAAAATGTAACAATGCAAGATGATTATGAAGGAGATTACTCTGAAAGAAGAGTTCTTCTTTATACAATGAGATTTACTGCAAAGACATACCTCTTTGGTCCTACTGCAGATGCTACCAAAGACATTATCAAGAAGTCTACTATCAATTACCTTACTGGTACAGATACAACAAATACCAGAAGAGAACTTACATACTCTGTCAAACCAAAAGCACTTAAAGATTATACTGACGATACTGTCACAGTATTGTCTGCAGATGTAACTGTTGATGCTAAAACAATAGATGTTGAGGATGCAAGTGGTATTGCATCAAGGAAGTATATTGACATCGATGGTGAAAGAATATATGTAAGATCTAAATCTGGTAATACACTTAATATTACTAGAGGAAAAGATGGTGCAATTCCAATTGAACATGTACTAGGAGCAGCAGTCAAAGGTATTGACTTTACAGATACAACAACGAGTATTGGTACTATTGGTGTAGATAGTGCATTGATTGCTGATGGAGATGACTTTGGATTTGATGGAACAATTACTGACACAACATCATGAAATCAACCGAAAATTTAGATGAAACCTTCAACATTGCACCTACTGAAGTATTAGATGCAGATGAACTTAAACCAAATGTTGGAATACAAAAACCAGACAGACTTACTAAAAATGATATTGAAAAGGACTATGAGTATACTCGTGGTAATCTCTACAGCATCATAGAGAAGGGTCAGGAGGCAATTAATGGTATTCTTGAACTTGCACAGGATAGTGAGATGCCAAGGGCATATGAGGTCGCTGGACAGTTGATTAAGAGTGTCTCTGATGCTACTGATAAACTAATGGATCTTCAGAAAAAACTCAAAGATGTAGAAGAAGAATCTAAACAGAAAGGACCATCTACTGTCAATAATGCATTGTTTGTTGGGTCAACTGCAGATCTACAGAAACTATTAAAGAACGGACTACCAAAAGATTCTAAATAGAAAAAGGAGAGAAATCCTAAAGTACATACGATACTAATACAATGTCGGATACGTTACCGTCGATAGATGATTTACTTGAGAGTAAATTACCCTCACTCGATGATTTTATAAAAGAAGAAAAAGAATTACCTTCAGTAGAAGACTTTGTTGAAAAGGAAGAAGAGGAAGAAAATGAAGTTGTAGTAGATACTGGACCTTGCTCTATAGAAGAGTCACAAGATTTAACGGAGATAGTACGTCTGATAAATGACGTAAGAAAAGATATACCAAATATTCCAGAAATAAAATATTATGATGAGGAGTTGGAGAAAATAACTTCTCATATTGAAGAAGTACAAAATAATATTCCAGATGTTCCAGAGATAAAATATTATGATGACGAGATTGCTGCATTAAGAGAGGAGATAGATCGCAATGCTGCTGATATACCAGAGATAAAATATTATGATGAACAAGTAAATAACCTTGAGGAGAAGATAAAGTTCATTAAAGAAGATATTGAAAATCTTCCTGAACCAAAATATTATGAGGCAGATTTAGAATCTCTTAAAGAAGATATTCTTGCAGTAAAAGAATCTGTACCAGAATTTCCAAAATGGGTTAATGAAGTTAATGAGGTTCCTGATTTCTCATGGATAGGAAAAACTTTTGGTGTTATTGATTCTGACTTTGTAAAAGTAAATGATAATCTCGATTCTATTAGAGGTAGAATAGATCAAGAGATTCAAGAAATTTCGGAAAATTTTGATCTTAAAGACTTTGAGAATAAAGTTGAATTTGAAAAAGTAAGTAGCAGTTTAAAAGAAACTAAAGGAAAAATATATGAGGAGTTAAAGGAAACTGCCCTTCGAATTTGGAATCATCATAGAGAATTTAAAGATGATGATAGAAAATTAAAGAAACAAATACTTGGTCATTATAATGTTTTAAAGCAAAGAGTTGAAGAAGAGGTAAAAGAATTTAATAGAAAAAATTTAGAAACTAAAGATTTATCTAAAGGATATTTTGATGGTTTATCAGAAGAGATTGAAAATTTACCTAAACCAAAATACTATGATGATACTATTAATAATTTGAGAAGGGATGTAAATCGAAATATATCCAAGTTGAATAATCAATATGAAGACACTACTCTAGATGTAACAGAATTATATAAACTTGTTGAGGAGTTAAAGGAGAAGCAACAAGAACTTATAGAAACGAATGTTCCTCTTGGGGAAGATCCTCCAGAGGTAAGTAATTCAGATCCACTTACTCCAATCGATCAAAACTTTGTTACACTAGAACAACTACAAAGGCATTATAAGTTATTTGTAGAGAGGGTACAGTATCAGTTAGGATCCATCGGTGGTGGTGGTGCAGGGTTTATTAAAGACCTTGATGACGTTACTTTTGATGGCACCAATAATGAATTATTGATTTATAATTCATCTACTTCCAAATGGGTTGGTATTGCAAGTACTGCTCTTACAAGTAGTAGTGAAATTGCTGGTATTAGCACTACAGGAACATCTGTATTTAAAAATTTACAGATCAGTGGTGTTAGTACATATACAGATACTACCAATTCAACTTCAGTATCAACTGGATCATTAGTTATTAATGGTGGTGTTGGTGTTGCATTAAGTATGCACGTTGGTGGTAGTTTGTCCGTAGGTGGTACAATAACATATGAAGATGTAACTAATATTGATTCTGTTGGTATTGTTACTGCTGGAGGAGGATTGCAACTTGGAAGAGGTCCATCTCATGCTGCTATACAATCAGCAACGTCTACAAAAACTTCTACATCAGAAGCTTCCGTAGATACATTTACAGCAGCTACCTATAGATCTGCACAGTATCAAATTCAGGTCACAAGAGGATCTCAATATCATGTAACAACTATGAATATTTTACATGATGGAACTAATGTATTCATGAGTGAATTTGGAACTATTAAGACTGGAGTAACTCTTGCAACGTTTGATGCTGATATCAATAGTGGTAATGTAAGGTTATTAGCAACTCCATCTTCAAGTGATTCAACTGTATTTAAAATAGTAAAATCACTTACTCTAACCTAAAAAAATATAAATATCTATATGATGTGTAACGAAATGCAAACAATTAACGAAGCAACACGTTTACCAAACTATAATAAAGTCGGTAATATTATCGACGTGTACTTGGCATGGCGAGGAACAAACTACATGATAAAAATGTTTTTCCCGTCGGTTAAAGTACCTTCACGCAGAGATGTTCAGGATCAAGTGAGAAAAGTGTATCCTGGATGTAAACTCTGGAATTACGAAATTTCCAACTATGAACCAGGAGCACCACTCCTCCAAGTCGGAGGACAAAAATAAAGATTTAGAGAAGAAAGTAAAAAGATTAGAAAAAGCATTAGAACTACAAAGAAGAACTATAGAACACGATAGAAAATACCACTTTGGTAAATATGAAATGACATAGGAGATTTATTATGGAAGACATTTATTTAGGCAACCCCAATCTAAAAAAGGCAAACGTTGCTCAAGAGTTTACTCAAGAGCAAATTGAGGAGTTTATGAGATGTGCAGCAGATCCTGTATATTTTGCTAACACCTATATGAAGATTGTTTCTCTTGATGAGGGACTTATTCAATTCCAACCTTATGACTTCCAAGAGAAGTTAATTAGAAACTTCCACGAGAATAGATTTAATATATGTAAGATGCCTCGTCAGACTGGTAAGTCTACTACATCGGTTGCATACCTTTTACATTATTGCGTTTTTAATGATAGTGTAAATATTGGTATTCTTGCAAACAAAGCAGCAACTGCCAGAGACTTGTTAGGTAGGTTGCAGACTGCATACGAGAACTTACCCAAGTGGATGCAACAAGGTATTGTATCATGGAACAAAGGATCACTGGAGTTAGAAAATGGATCAAAAATACTTGCAGCATCAACATCTGCTAGTGCTGTCCGAGGAATGTCTTTCAACATTCTTTTCTTGGA